GGATAGTGTCACCCTCTTTAACGAATGTAGTAGGTTGCGCTTCGACTGGCGCTGTAGTTTCTGCCACTGGTTGCGCTACTTCTGTAGTTGTTGCTGGTGCTTCTGCCGCTGGAGTAGCTTCGACTGTTGCTGGCGCTTCTACTGGTGCCACTGTTTCAGACGGTGTCACTGTCACGTTGCCGGCGTTGTCAGCCGTATAGACATTAGACACCGCTGGTTGTGTATCTGCCACTGGTGAAACAGTTTCGTCTGCTGATACTGTGCCAGCTCCAATCAATAGAGCTGTAGCTAGTGCAATCGTTCCGCACAAGCCATAGGCTTTTGATTGAGTGAAAGAAGGTTTAGTGACTGTTTGAGTGTTAAAAGATTTCATGGTATAATCTCCTTGGTGTATTTTTCTTGCATGGGCCCTAACCCATGCTTTTTTTAGTGCTCTCAACGTGCACCCAACGCCCCACCGTGTCATGTTTTTCAATGTTTTATTAGACTTTTTGGGGAAGATAGGAAAAAGATTTATTTAGTAAAGTTTTTTTGGGGAAAATTATGGGTATAAGTTACACTCCACGGCAGGGCCATGGCTGCACGCTGAAAGATGTTGTTATTTGCTATATTTCTTCTGGAGCCGCTCGCTCTTTTCTTCGGGCGTCTCCACCCACTCAAAGAATGGCTCTTGCTGTTTGGGTTTCTTTCTAGTTAGCAATTTCTTTAGTAGCTTCATGAGTTACCCCACTAATTGATCTAATGGCAATCCGTGGTCAGCATTGAATCGCTCAACTTTAGCTGTGTAAGATTCCCATTGTGGGACTTCATAGACTTCTACTTGTTCTTGTTTCTTGCTCCAAATCCAGTTAAAAATTTTCATGTTGTTTCTCCTTTAGTTGCTTTTTGTTCCCTTAGTTTAGAATTTCACCGTTGCTGAACACACCAAAACATGTCCCGTCTTTCGTGATGACATCCACACCGACATGATGGGCACCGTTTCTGTCAAAACGGATGTCGTCAGTTAGGAATGCTTTTTTGATCCCGAAGTTTTTGAAAAAGTTGACCATGCCTTTATTTGTTTTTAGTTTTTTCATGATTTTTACCTCTCTTATTTAACTATGATTACTGTATAGTTATCTATTAGTAATTATTATTAGTTAGTGCCGGTAGGCTCTAGATTGTTACTAGTTAGTGCCGTAGGCCATATTGTTATAGATTAGTACTTGTTATATATTAGTACTTGTTAGTGTGCGAAAATTGATAATATGAATTATCACGACGTGAATTATCATGTTATGAATTTTCATAATATGAATTATCACGACGTGAATTATCATGTTATGAATTTTCGACTTGTGAATTTTCAGTGTTGCCTGTGGATAACTCTGTGGATAACTTTTTATCAAGGTAGGCTATAAACTCGTCTGTCATTGGTATGTCTGACACACAGATAAAGATTTCGAAACCTTTTTTGTAGCCTTTGCTTTTTCTAAAAAGTGCTGCATACTTCTTGTGTTTTAACTCACTGAACGCCGCTCGGTGCGAGCTTGCTCCGTTGGTCGAACGTTTTTCAAGCTCCGTCAGGTATATCCGCCAGTCACTCTTATTTGATAAGATTTCAGCAAGTAGCCCTTTTGCTTGCAAGCTCAAGCTAGTATCTTGGAGAAATCTGTTATTCATGCTTGTATAATTTTCATCAGTATTAGTGAAAGATATACTTCATTCGGTTGTGCTCCTTTCTGGCAGTGGTTGGCCTTTTTATTCCCTAACCGCACTAGAGAACTAGCGAGGTCTTTTGATTTTTGTTTTTAGGAGTCATTATAAAATCAAATCATCTAATGGTATTGCTTACGTTTCAACTGAATTGTTGCCCCGCTAGCTCACTGTTACGGCTAGGGTGTTAATGTTATTTGAATCTGTTTCTGGTTTTCCATTCGATGAAGGACTTAAAACCCTCATAGTTGATGAAAACCAGTTTGTGGGTTGGGTTGAATACGTAGTCCCGGAAGTCTTTGTTATTCCTCATTTCTCGAATAAGGTTTTTTGCCATCGTCTTCCCTAGACCTTCCCACCGCTGCATGAGGTGGTCGTAGTCTCCCCATTCAGCCGTTTCATTGATTCCGACTGGTTTGTAGGTGATTTCCATTGGTAGTCCTTTCTGATATAATCGACTTATCCTGACGAAAGGAGGAAAAATCGTGAGTTTTAACCAAGCTCTAGCTGATAGAATCCTTGAATTTGCTGCACTTGAACCAACTATCCCAGCTGGTACAGGGCACGACTTCTACGATCCAGAATTTGATGAAGATGATTTCGAAGATACTGCTAAACAACTGATTTCATCTGGTCAAATTACTGGCTTACTCAAGGAAGATTTCAGCGGTCTATTCATTGAGTTCAGACATTGATGTTTGAAGTCCTACAACTGCCATCATCTCATCAACATCAGTAACGCTTGGTGTAAATGTGATGGTGGCTTTTGGTTTTTTGCCTGCTGACATTTCTAACTTGAAATCAGTAACACCACGTCCTAATTCCCAGTCGTTGATTTTTATTGAATACCCTGAAGAATTAAGAGATTGTCCCTCACTTGGTTCTCGTTTAGGTTTAATACTTAGTTTTAATTGCTTCATTTTTGCTCCTTTCTGGATTTGCTGTGTAGTTGTAACTACACTTCAAACAGACTCATTTGATGGTTAGCTGCAAAAATATCGTCTTTGAGTTCTTGGTCGCTCAACCCCCAATTTTCGATAAAGATAACAGCGTTCTTAAATTCTTTAGCAGGAATTTCTTTGCGTCTCACACCGAAACGATTAGCGATTTCTTTGTTGATAGCGGAATACGCTTTACCTCGAATATGATTGTCACGGTAAGCCTTGCTTTTCTTGCCTTCTAGCAATCCAACAATTTTGCTGTTAACGAGATTAGTCAATTTCATTTCTTGTGCAGCGTTCACTCTCATGTTGTCTTCTAGGTTAGCGATACGCTCCTCATGGTTTTCAAGTGCATCTAGCATGTTTCTAGTAACTGCTAGGTGTGACACTTGTCTTGCGTGGTCTTTGCTTCGACCGATAATGTCATTTGTCATAAAATTTCTCCTTCAATTACATCGTCTTGTTCCAGTATCTCCGAAACGCTACGGCTGAGACTGTTAAGCATAGTTAGGAATGTTTCAAGCTCGGTTCTAACTTTCGGATTGTTTAACGCTGGCTTGATATCCAGAAATGCAACACCGCCAAAGTTAGCAAGGAAATTGTTTCCTTTTTCCAAAAAGTTGATAGTGTGGCGGTAAGCAGATACCTGCTTTTGGTAGCTGTCTAACTGCCCTTGCGACTGTTCAATAGCTCTTGTCAATTCGTCGTATTTGGCTGATTTTTCGTTAACCTCTTGACGTTGATTCATTAGCTCTTTGAGTTGTGATTCAATAAATTGTACTCGCTCGTTAGCCGCTTGCTCGCTATCTGAAAGTTCTTTGTTTTTTGCTAGCAGCTGTTTGTTTAGCTCTTGTGTCGCTTGGTAATCGTCTGGGATGATTTCCTTTTCGATTACCTTTTCAATCGGTTTGACTGCTTTAGCACGCTCAAGCTCGCCTTTAACCGCTTCTAGTGCTTGGTCTTTGAGTTTTAGTTTTCGTCTGACCTCTTGCAATTCTCTGACCGTTGGTGATTCGCCTTGCTCAATCTTTTCAATTTGCTCTTGTTTTTCTTCTTCTGGAAGTGTTGCGATTAAGTGCAAGGCGGTTGTTCCTAAATTTCGTAACGTTTCGAAATTTGGTAGTTCGTTAGCGATTTTCATAGACTTGCTAACAAAATCTTTATCAAGCCCTAATCCTTGATACCACTCCATGAATTGCCCGTGTGCTAGGTCATTTTCTTTGACGTGGTTCAACCGTCTTCCAATTTCCCAGATTGATTGCCCAGCTATTTGCTTGTGGTGGTTTATTTCCAACTCAATTTGAGAAAGGCTGTTCGATAATGCTATTTCGTTCATTCTTGTTCCTTTCTGAATTTGTCTAAACTGACATCTAAAGCGTCAGCGATTTTCACCAATCTACTGAAAGAAATGTCTCTCTTTCCGATGTTCATCAACGTGTTATAGCTGATACCAGTCTTTTCAGCTAACTCTGTGACTGTCATTCCTCTGTCAATAAGTAACTTGCTTAAAGTTTTTTTCATGTTCAATCCCAAAACACAATATATAGTTTTTGATTGTATTGATAACACAATATATTGTGTTATTCTATCCTTTCTGATATAATCAATTCGTGACAAACGATTAAATAGGGCCTCTCATCTCCTTATGAAAATCGCTAGTCAAATATTATGGAAAGGAGACTGTTTTATGAGCAAAGACAATACTGTTATTGCTGGCGAAATCATTTCAGCATTGCACGATGAATTATATCGAGCCTATTATCTAAATAAAGACTTTAATAAGCCTTTTGGCGAATATGTCGCTGAACAATATGAAATGATTTATGATGGAATCAATAAAACTGTTGCCAAATATTACGAATAGAACTGCGAATAAGTTTGCATAAGTTCGATAACCAATCTAACATGCTCTGGATTATTAGACTTCGCAGTACATAGCACTGATGTCGTAAATTGATCAAATAGCTTTAATGGATTTTCAAACTGAACTGGTTTAGCCAGTTCTTTTTTCTTTCCACTATATGGATATCGTTTTGGTTTCATGTTGCTCCTTTCATAATTTTAATTATTTAGTTCAAGTTCTTGAACTTAATAGTTAAAAAAATATTCAATAATCTCATTTTTTGAGATTCCTAATAATCTAGCTGCCTTCACAATTTCGTCTTGTTGCCACTTTGCTTTTCCGTTGATTTTGAATGAAATCGTTGTTGGAGTTATGCCGATAGCATTTGCGAAATCTTCTTGAGTTCCGTATTTTTCTTTGATACGACCTTTTAATTTAGCATAGTCAAATCTCATTGAGTTCTCCTTTCTAAGTTCAATCTCTTGAACTTTATGGTTTTATTTTAATCTTTATCTTTTTATTTGTCAACAGTTTTTGTTCAATTTTTTGAACTTTTTTTAGATTTTTCTTGAACTTTTTTATTTTCTACTATATAATGAAGCCATAAAGGAAAAGGAAAAAATATGAAAAATACTACTGCTTCACGTTTGCAGCAAGTGATGAGCGAACGAAATTTAAAACAAGTTGACGTAATTTCTCTTTCGAAAGTGCATCAAAAGGAATTGGGCGTAAAACTTGGAAAGAGTGCTTTGTCTCAATACATCAATGGAAAATCAACACCAGATCAAGAAAAGTTAGTGCTACTTGCTAGAACGTTGGGAGTGTCTGAAGCATGGCTCATGGGGTACGATGTCCCTATGACGAAAGAACAACCACAACCAACCAACGCTCACGACATCGATAACATCATCGATAACGCCATGATGTTCGACGGTAAACCTCTTACAGAGGAAGATAAACGTGCCATTCGTGGCATAATTGCCGGCTATATGAGTAGCAAGGAGAAATAAACGTATGGAGAAAGAATTGCTTGAGCAGTTCGGTGTCTCTATCTGTGAGTTTAGTTCCAACGAGTGGCCCAGAAACGGCTTTATAGACCCTATAAACAGGGTTGTTTACATCAATGGGGATTTACCCCCAGACACTCGTTTGAAGGTCATTTTGCATGAGTTAGGCCATCTAGGGCACAATTCTAAAGACTACGAACGGTTACGGGAAAAGTATGAGGTTCAAGCAAATAGAAATATGATCCGTGGATTGCTCGAAAACGAATCCCTGGATGATTTCAATTACTTGCACTTCATGGAAAAATATAATCTCACCACGCTTTGTGATGAGACGTTTGTTAAAGACGAATATCTAAAACTAAAGGAGACTGAAAAATGTTGAGTAATTGGAAGAATTTGAAACGCTGGCAAAAATGGGTTATTGTGCTTGTCTGCTTGGCTGTGCTTGGTAAGGTGTTTGAAATCACTGGTATCGCACCAAAAACGGAAACAGAGCCGGTCAAGACAGTTCAAACGGCTTCGTCTTCTTCAAAAGCAAAACCTAAAGCTAGCAAACCGTCTAGCAGTGCCAAAGCGTCAAGCTCAAAGAGTGAGGAACAACCCTCAAAAGAATCAAGCTCAGAACCAAGCTCGTCGGAAGATAAGCTAAAAGATATTACTGAGGGTCAAATGGGTAGCTTTATCGACTACTTCAAGCAAGATTTGACTGATAAAGGTCTGGATATTAGTACATATAGCTTTTACAACCGTAGCACCATTTTATATATGACTGTGCCTAACGAGTACAAAACATACAGCAAAGCTGACCTGCAGAATTTTGCTGATGGAATGCTTGCCAAAGAACATGAAGCGTTCAACGTCTGGGCTGCAATCAACAATGTCAACTATGAGCGTTATCCAATGTTTCACATTAAGACGGATGACGGCAATGCACTAGCTAGCCAAAAACTCAACGGATCAATGGAAGTTAAAGTAAAATAAGACAACAAAAAAAGCCCTATAATCTCCCTCGCCAAAGTTAGATTATAGAGCTTATGCATCACAGAAAAAATCCATAACCACTAAAAATGAATTGAGGTTATGTGCTTTTCTGTACCCATTTTATCAAAAAAGTGAGGTAAATACAATGTGGGTAGAACAATTACCGAATGGGAAATATAAATATTTTGAGAGATACAAAGACACTTACACTGAGAAATGGAAGCGGGTATCTATAACGCTTAACAGTGGCTCGAATCGAGCAAAGAAAGAAGCTCAACGCTTACTTGATGATAAGATAGCCCAGAAAATAGAATCATCAAGTACCACTAACGTATCATTCCATAGTGCCTTCAACGAGTGGTGGGAATTTCATCAAAAGCAGATTAAGTTAAGTTCAATCAAGAGCCTTGCAGCATCCGTTAAGAGAATATCGGACGCTATCGAACAAGGAACAATCCTATCAAACATCAATGTTAGACTTATCCAATCATTGTTAGACGCTGAAGACTGGACAGATTCACAAAAGTATCGTGCCAAAACCGTATTAAATACATTCTTCGATTACGCTATAGATCAACAACTTATAACTGATAACCCATCGAGGAAGGCACGATTACCAAAGAAGACCAATAAACTTGAGAAACAGCAAGCTGCCAAGAATAAATATTTAGAACCGGACGAATACAGTCGCTTATTGAAAGAACTCTATCGGAAAGATATAACACTGAGATATGCTCTAGCGTGTGAGTTTATGCTCCTAAATGGTTGCCGTATTGGTGAATTAGCTGGGTTAACTGTTTCAGATTACCACAAAGAGACACGTTCTTTAGATATCCACACCTCATTCAACAGATATATTCCAGAAAACGAAGGAACAAAAACCGTTGCTAGTTATCGAACTACCTACCTCACCAATCGTGAAATGGAAATCATTGACCAGATACTAGAATTGAAAGCATTAAGCGAATCAACTAACCCAAACTGGTATCATAGCGATAAAATCTTCACGACCAATACTGGCAAGCCTATCCATAGCACAATCTTAAGTGCATCACTTCAACGGGCTAATACCAGACTGGAAACACCTATCGACAAACACCTTTCCCCTCACATTTTCAGACATACAACAATAAGCATATTGGCTGAAAACAACGTGCCCCTAAAAACTATCATGGATAGGGTTGGTCATGCTGACTCGGAAGTGACTACCAGCATCTATACCCATGTCACAAGGAACATGAAAGACCAGGCAGTCAATATTTTAGATAACATCATTACGAATAATCTTGCCCCCTCTTTGCCCCTCGGATAGAAAAAAAGAACCCTAGGAGTAACCTAGAGCCCTCAGAAACGTTGTTAAATCAACATTTTATTTTTTCAAGTTGTAGAATGATTTCAAACCACGGTATTTTTTTAGTGCAGTTTGAAATGCGTATATAATAGGAAGAAAACCTATTAAATAAGGATATATGCGTGTAAGATACAGATGGTAAAACTCACATAAAGTTACTAAAGTTTACACTTATTGCCCCTTATTTGCCCCTTTTTTAAATATAAAAGACTTGGCAGCGCAAACTACCAAGCGGCATGAAAAAAACAAAAACATTGAACGTTAAAGTCCAAAAGTACATATATAGTGTACCTCTATTTAGATTAAATGTCTAAATAAAAACCCCGACTAAAAGTCGAGGACAGTTCGAGAATATTCATCGAAACGACGCCAAGTATTCCGATGAATATGTTATCACTTATAGTAGATATTAGCAAATATAAAAAAGAGCTATGAGATAACCTCGTAGCTCTTGCCTATGATGGACTTATATTATAACACAAATAAATAAAAACCGCTCGAAAGCGGTACTTATTCATCAAAACCAATACTATTATAACACAAAAAAAGCCCCAGCATAACGCTGAGGCTCGACCACTACCACCATGATGTCCGAACTGTGGTCTGTCGGGAGGTGATATACTCCTTTTCGTTTTATAGTTTGCGTGGTTCTTTTATTCAATTATACACCAGTTTGCCCTTGCGTAGCTTGTGCTCGTTCTTCAATAGCCTTAACTACTGAGGCACTAGCTTCATTAATTGCCTTAGAGACCGCTGCCGTGTCGTTTGATTGACTATTCAAGAAACGGTCAAAGTCGCCATCATCCAACATCAAATGTTTAGCGCCGTTAGAACGTAGTTCATCCACTGTGCGCATAGCCCCAATACCGAAAACTCGGCCATTAACGACTCCAACATAACCTTGACTTCCTGACGTACTGCGTACTACATAATCCATATTTTCTTCTTCCTCTTTCTTATTCACTAAACTATCACCATCATTGATGATAACAACATTCTTATCCAATCCACCAGCTAGACCAGTGCTTGTAAACTGCCACCAGCGTGTATGTTCCATGTTTGGATACACACCCCAATATGGTTCTGGGCGTACCTCATAATCTGGATACGCTGCAATCCATAGGCTATTTGGATAGCGTGCAGTGATTTGATCTACATACACATTAGCTAGTGTATATGGCTTGTAACTGTAATAGATAGGCTCGAAACCATTCGCCTTACAGGTATCCATAAACGTTAGGACTGCATTAGTGTTCGCTTGTTTATCACCGCTAGCGCCGTCCTCGTAATCACAAACCAAATAGCGTGGATGTGATGGCAGATTGCTGATAAAGTAGTTAGCTTCAGCTTGCGCTGTTGCCACATCTCCACCGAACCTAGCAAAGTGGTAGTAACCGATACAATTACTGGTGTTGGTTTGTTGAGCGGCTACTGGACTAGCCCAACCCACGCCCTCAGTAACTTTAATAACCGTGTTATTAGTGCCAGATGCTTGACAGATACCAGCCAAGTCTCCCGGTTGGTAAGCTGACACGTCGATAAAATAATTATCCTGTGTCATACCGTCAAATGGTAATTCAAACCACCCGACCATTTGCTGAGCTGGTGCGTTCCAATCGATATAACTGAAATTCCCTGCACTGTCTAGGTTTCGTGTGACCTTGCGTGTCCATCCACCGTTATACAAGGCATCACCATTTCCGTCAATATTTTGCTCGATAGTGGTAACAGTTCCATCTGGATTCTCTGCGACCACAAAACCGATATGTCCGAATTGGTGGTATGGTAGACAGTTAGTTACCCATACACTCCCTACTGGTGGATTGTTTGCACCGTTAAAACGTGTGACTTTAAGCCCTAGGTTTTCAGCACGATCTAATCCGTCAATCGCATTCATGTAGCTGAAATCAAGATTAAATAGACCTGCATACTGTAAAACGTAGTCAATCAAAGCTGCACATTGCCCGCCATAAGGATTAGTAGGAACAGTGACACGTTGATTGACTAGGCTCTCAAGCGCGTTTAATAACTGTGTTTTAGATGTCATAGCTCTCCTTTCTTATAATTATTTTTGAATAGCTTGTTTAATCTCCGAGATAGTTCTCTCCAACTCTTCGACCTTCTGTTTTAAAGCGTCAATTTCGCTTGTTGGTAATTGGGATTTGGTTACAAGTGGATCTTCCGCCCATTTATTTTGCTCTAGAACCTGTTTGAAAAAGTTATTATACGTCGGAAATAAACCATAGGCTTGGGAGATAGTCAACGATGAAGATTGTGTATTTTTAATTTCTTTAATATCAGCCCCAACCGCTTGAGCAAATTCTGTGAACTTACTCATAGCGCTCACGCTTTCGCTGTATTATAAACACTCACAAGGTCTTCTTGCTCGATTGTGTCGATACGAGTTCCCAATTCGGTCATTTTAGAGATAATGCCACTATCAGTATTGCCACCCGCTGCGCTGATTTTGTCAGCGATTTCTTTGAGTGTGTCGAGCTCTTCCGGTGCATTACCAATGATATTGGCTTTAGCCTGTGTGATAGCTTGCGTCAAGCGTTCTTCACTGACACCAGTTACCTTGCTGGCAATCGATGCCTTAATTTCTTTGATGTCAGCACCTACGGCTTGGGCAAAATCGTGTAGTTTACTCATTTATGTTTTCCTTTCAAATTTTAGCAAGATTGTAGATATTAACGAGGTCTTCCGTGGTGTCACTGCCACCAGCGATTAACCCAGATTCTCGCAATTCGTCCGCTAGTAATTTTAATTTAGGGCTCTTGTCCGATGGGATAGCACCATCTGCATTTAACGAGTTCTTCACTTTCACTTTGAAATTGTTTGACGGGAAGATGTGCCCATCCAGTTTAATCTCAAGGTAGTAAGTGCCGGTAGCTACTACATTGCCCATTGAGAATGAGAACACCCCATTTTCAACAGTGACATCTTGATAGAGTGCTACTGTTTCATCGTTTGACAACGTGAGCTTACCAGTGCCGGACAGCTCCATGCGTTTACCATCGTAACCCAAAATTTCAAAACCAAAGACTGAGGTAACATCCCCAGACTTGAGAATGTCACCCCCTTCAATTTGGTTGATAGAGGTCATGAGTTTAGCCATAAGCTAGTCCTCACGAGGTTGGTTATAGTTTAATGCACGTTCACTGTCAGCAACACCCTTAGTAGTTGGGTCTGTAACGATACCCAAAATTACCAAGATTACAACGAAAGTATTTACACCCTCTTGAATGTTGCTAGGGATAGTAAGTCCGAATTGTTGCAACATCAAGAACACTGCTGAGATAAGAGCTACTAGAGTAGCTTTGTTTTGTAAGCGTAGTTTAAAATTAATCATTTTCTTTTTCTCCTTTTTCTTCGTTAAGAAAGAATTTATCTTTATCAATATTTTTCTTAATGTATTTGTCGATATAAGGGATTTCCACCCCTAGTGCTGATAGACTAGCCAAAATGCTTGAGCCGTAAGCTGCTATCATGGCAAAGATAAATGTATCAATTACACTACCCAAATTCATGAAAACTGCGAACGGATAGAAAATGGCTACGAACGTAAACATGGCTAAGTGACCGACCAGCCCTTTTCTAAATTTTGAGCTTGAAAATTCATGGAAGGCCCAAGCTCTTGCCACACCGATGGCGATATCACTGAAAATGATAACCATAAGCAGGAACACCCATAAATGCTCGTCTATTCCGTGGTCGTAGAAATCTTTGACCACTTGAAAAATACCAAAGATTCCGTCTGGTTTGTGCATTTAACACTCCTTAACATTTTTATTTAACCCCCATTTTTTAAAACAAGAAATTCTTAATAATTTCATCAGCAATGGCCTTGTGTCCTAAATCACCCGGATGACTCGCTACACCAGCATTGGTAATAGTGTAGTTGGAACCATCTGGAAGTCTCAAAACCTTGCCCATTTCAGACTTGTACTTAGCATCCTTAGAATACTGATAGATGTCAACGAATGTAACGCCCAATGGCTTACAGATACGCTTGATTCTCTCTACGAAGTCTGGTGAAGCATAGTAGATACCTACCCAATAGATTAGAGCCTTCGGAGACGCTGTCCTAATCCAGTTAACGAGGTTTGGAATATCTGTTTCAAGATTCTTGCGTTTCTCGTCGGTATTCAAGTTGTCGCCAAACTGCAAAATGACAATGTCTGTGTCTGGGCCTAGTGATTGCTTCATTTTGCTGTCAAATGTACCTCGTCGATTATTTGGATCAGATTCCCAATCCGCACCATTCCCACGCTCTACTACTGCGCTAGGATTCTTAGACAGAATGTAATTTTTAACAAGAGTGAAGTAATCTTTATCCGGTGCACTAGCGGCCATCCCCATACCCTTAAGCCATGGGTGACTTAGGATTGAGTTACCAAAGACCGCTACACGGCTAGGGATATTTGAAACTGTTGACAGATTGCCATTGTTATCAACTAACAAGCGGAACTTAGTTCCGTTAGGACTGGTAATCATTGGCGTCTTCTTGAAGACTTCGAGTTCTGTAACAATAGGTTCGATTTTATCAGTTCGCTGTTTTAGGGTCTCTGCCTTCTCGGTAGCAGTCTCATTTGCTACACGATAGGTAAACGGAATAGCCTGCCCTGTTTCGTACATGATTTTGCCAGAATATCCTGCGTTATTGGTGACGTGTTGAGCGTCCTGGATCAAGTTGCGTTCGCCTTTTGAGGCGTATACACGGTTATCATGCGATTCAAAAAATAGCTGTTCACCGAAGAAGATTTCCTTGTCTTCACCGCGAATATTAAGTGTATTATATCCAGCTGAAAGCTGTTTCTGGAACACTCGAGGAGATACAATCAAATCATTCTGGTCGATGTTCCCGATGGCAAAATTGTATGTTCCTGCGTCCTTGACATAGACTTGAATTGTGTCGATAAAACCACGGCTCTTGTCCCATTTCTTGATAGGGCTCATGTATCCGAGATTGTTAATCGTCGTTACTTGTGTAGTATCAATGCCAGTGATGTCTGAACCAAACTGCACTTTTGATGTATCCGGCATGACGAATGGCACTTTTGAAGCAATGGCACTGGAGCCAAAATCAAGGTTTTCAAGATAGTGAGCTTGAGCATTTCCACCTTGAATTACCTTTGTAGGTTCGTCTGATGTCAAACGACTAATAAGGATATAGCCGTTCGCTTCAGGCGTGAAATCTTGACTGACTAACACGTCTGTAGTAGAGAACGTTTTAAGTTTCTTACCCGAAATGTCAAAGTAATGAGTGAACACCCCACGGACATTTTTCAGTCCGTAAGTCACGCCAGCTTGCATGTAGAGCCTAGGATAAGTGCCCCATGTCGGTGCGTCGTATGTACCGTTTCCACTACCAGACCAAGCCTTCCCGACCTTAAATGTGCGTTCGTCAACTAACTGTTTAACAACATTGACGAAACTGAGTTCTTCAGGCTTAACATCTAGTGTTAATTTAGGGATTTTAAGAGAGATATACCCGTCTGGCAAGTTTGAAAAATCAACGTTAGCTTTTTTTAGATCCTCAAGAGAAGCGTTAAACACCCTAGCGGTCTCGTCTGGCTTAGAAGATACATAGAGCATGCAATCCTCTGGTGGGATATACTCCATAGTAACTAAGTCGTCCGTTTCAGAAAACTTCTTAACAAGTCGTCCGCCGTCGCTGGAAATCGCAAATGAGAAGATCCCACGGATATTTGATAGATAGTATTTAAACCCTTTTTTAATTGGGATTGGCATGAAGCGAAGCCATCCGTTGGAGGCCCATGTTCCGATGGATGTGTTGTTCCAAAGATAGACTGAGCCTTCAATCTTATCTCTTAGAAGTTGCTCGATTGATTCCGTGAAGTCGATGTTGTCAGCTGTCACTTCATCAACATTCAACCCTCTGGATTGATAGACACCGCCCTCTTTCCAGTGACGGTCCCCTTCGTTGAAGTAATACCATTTCCCTGTATTACTTGCTACTACGATACCATTGGCACCGTTTGGGTAAGTACGTTGAATCTCTTCCAAAGAGCTAAGCACAGCCTTAGGAGCGTTTGACGAAATGGCATTGAGTTTTGACTCAACCCATTTAGTACTAGCCTTTCCGTCAAGATTCTTAGAAATGTTGTCGAGACGGTCTGGGAGCGTGTTATAGGTATCTCTGGACTTAACTACTTCCATATCAGTATTTCCACTCTTAGCAGCATCATCGTAGGTGATTTCCATACCTCGAGCGATAGCCTCACGGACATCGGCTCCTTTAGTTTTTTTGCGGATAGCGTCCACAAGGACACTGATTTTATTAGTGTTTTCGAGAGGGGTCACATCATCGTATAGATTCAAGCGTCCCTCTGCTTCATTTTGTGGCATTAAGCACCTCCTAATTCATTTCTTAAGCGAGCAATTTCAGCTTCTAGCTCACTGATACGCTGAGCACGCTCTTGCTGGCTCATATTGTAAGCTGAAAGTTTAGCATCGTAATCAGCCTTAGCGACATTGTAATCTGCAAGAGCTTGATTATACGCTGTTTTCTCTGCTTCTGTTGCGTTAGCTCCTGGGGCCACTGGGGCTTTAGGCTCAACAGGTTTAGATTGACTAGCAGACCTAAGAGCAGCTAATTGAGCATTTAATTGTTCAAGCTTCTTCTGTTTAGTAGCTATTGACTGATCTAACTTGAGTTTTTCAATCGAGCTATCGGCTTCTTGCGTTTGCAACTGATAAGCTGATAATGATTGGGATTGTGAGCCGATAGTTAAATCAACTGACTGTGGATTGAGTATATCAATCTTTTTTTCTAAGATTTGCAATGTTTCAATTCCAGACAGCGGTGCGTTGATGATCTTGTGTTTGTTCCCAATTCTGAACTTACTATATCGACTATCAATCAAATAGCGCTCAACTGCTGAGATTGTCCATTTAGCCAGTGCAATCTTCTGATTTCGCAAATACTGCTTACCACGAGCCAAGAGAATGCTAGGATTGTCAATTTCTGTCCAGATTACAGACTTACGAATGAACCCAAACTCTTTAATCAAATCCTCGTCAGCAAGATACATCTTCCCGTCATTAACACTTCGAATATCTAATTGTGCTCGTGTGACATCAGGGCTCTGGTCTTCGTCTTGCCCTTGGTTTTGGCTTTGCAAGTCCGCCCCAATCGGCACGATAATGGTAGCAAGGCCGTCAAAATCGACCTCTCGACTGGCTGATTTGATGTTTTGGCCCAGTTTAATTGGGCTTTCTTTGGTAACTCCAATTTCCTTGGTCCAATCCACGTATAGTCTTGTATTGAGCTCTCTTAACGTGAGATAGCCACCGATATTATTGATAATCCGTTCCTTAACCGTCTCCCAGCTCGAATCATATCCGATATAGCGAAAAGGACGGTCTGATTTACCGTGTACTGTGATATTTCTAGGAGTTATCCGCTTAAATTCCTCGATTTGAACGTTTGCGGAATCAAAGATTATCTTGAAATAGTCCTCAGCACCCTTATTAGGCAGTTTCTGAAACCATTGAGCCGAATCATGGAGATATGACAGGAAGTCTTCACAGACAACTTTTTGAACGAATCCGTTCGTTGACATCTCGTTAGCCATTGTTAGGACTCGACCGACAAACTCAACTTCGTTATCTCTTAAGTTGACAACTTCGATGATTGATTTGAACTGAACCATCTTTTGATACATAGTATGATCTAGCGGAATTGCAAACTCTAACTCATGAATACTGTTAATCGCTTGTTTGATTTCACCATGAACAACCTTATTCCCTCTTGGGCTGTATGGGTCGTGAATGACTCTACGGCTTGCAGTGGTCCGATTAAGCTTGTCCCATCGCCTATCAAGGAAACTAGGCCACCAGTAAATGGCATAGCCTGCCTTTTTAGCAAGTTCAACAGGACGCTCTGGGACATTTATCTTCTTCCCTTCAAGATACTCTTTCGAGCCACTTGAAGTGACTACGTAGAAGTGAGATTGATATATACCACTGTCGCTATTGTGGTCGACAGAATTGATAGTACAGTACCAATCATCTCCCCACTTCAAAGCATCGTACCAAATAAGGTCATCTTGTCCGGACTGCTCCGACCAAGTTGGGACTTGCAAGCCAGATATACCATTGCTAGACCTTAAACCCTTGACACGGATAGCGTAGCCTGTGCTACTGATGTTGAAAATTTCAATGCTATCACAAGATACTGTCATGCCATCACCTCATTGGAATAGTGCATTGCTACTGTGCCATTCCCTTGTGCTTCGAAATAGTTGATACCGATGTCGAGCGTTAGAGCAAAATCTTTGTTCTCGCCTTTTTTCAAGTAGTAAATGGTGCCGTTAGCGTCTTTTAGCGTGATATCCTCACTACAGATGATTACTGGGCTGATTGATGTATCTCCAGCGTTGACGAAGTAAACGGGTGTCTTCTTCTTCTCGTAGCCTAGATACCATTTGGTCCATGTTGAATTATCATTTTCAAAATCAAACGTGTCCCAAACATCATCGAAGTATTCATCTTCATGGAATGCGAATGGATAGCACTTAAACACGATGGTAGCGACCAGATTCTTCTTAATCGGATCGTCTGCTACCTTGATGTGCTTAACCTTGCCCATCCAGTAATATCGACGGTCGTGAGTATCTCTTAATTTCCGCTGGGTTTTAGTAACCATGCTTGACTTAATCTGTCTTTCAGCAATCTTACGATTCTCGTAAGTAGTGAATGGCAACTTAAACTCGTATGTAATTTCTCTTGATTCGAATACACGTTCACCAAGAGCGCTAGAAAAATCAAGCTCCCCTTGCATATAAGGGATAGACTCGACAATCTCTTTCTCGTCCGGTGTGGGTGCTTCACGTTTCTGTAAGTACCAACCAGCGTCACGACTATTAAAATCGCCAAACGCTATATATTCTTTGATTTTAGTAATCATAATCTGTGTCGTCCTTTCAATGTTTTAATCGTATCAATAGCATTGTTAAAGTTGTTAACAGTGCCACCTACAAGAGCACCAGTATCAAGCACCATGTTTTGGCCTTGTGCAATTTGTTCCTTGACGTCTACAAGAGCGTCAATCACATCATTAAGTAAGCCTGCTGAGTGAGCAGCATAGGCTTCTTGGCGTGCTGAAATGGTAGCGTCTGGTGTTTTATCACGCAAGACTTCCATTTTAAGCTGACTAGCCATATTTGAAGTGGCACCAGTCAACATCGCATTAGCTCGGACATTGAAGCCGTTAACTTGGTCACGGATAAAATCAAGGCTATTAGCTACTTCTGGCGCTGATTCGTCGATACCTCGAGCAATACCAAGGCCAATCCACCAACCGACTTCATCACGGAAGAGGTGAGAAGGTGAGTTGATTTTGGCTTTCGCTCTTGCTGCTCGTTCTGCTTGTGCTACCAAGGCGTTAGCTGCCGCTGTAACCGCTCCAAGAGCTGAGTTCATACCTGCTGCAAGACCTTGTCCGATGTAAGCACCGGCTGCGAAGAACGCACCATACCCAGACCTAGCCGCTGCTGCCGCTTGGTTAACCGCTGCTTGTGTAACTGCAACTAATTGCTGACCACTTGACTGCATAGCTGAGACCATTTGAGCGCCGCCTGTTCTTACCGCGGCAACTACTTGATTCATGCCGTTTCGGACTGCTGACACGATTTGATTCATGAAGGCTTGCGTGCTAGCGACCATTTGCATACCACTAGAGCGTAGTGCTGAAGTCATTTGCATAGATCCAGACGTTACCGCTTGGACTGCTGACATCATACCTGCACTCACTGCCATACCTAGTGACATCATAGTTGCCTGTAATGTCATTGCTGCCGCTCCAACAGTAGCGAATACGCTAGCTAACATCATGACTTGGGCACTTACCATAGCAAGTCCAGCACCAGCCATCTGAGCTGAACTAGCACGCATAGCAAGCTGACTAGATACCATGGTAGCCATCATGGAAACCATGCTGAAACCAGTCTGAGCAGTCATGAGTTGAGCACCAAACATAGTCACTGCTGACCCTGCCATCATGAGCTGTGATGTCATTTGCATCAAGCTAGTAGCGAACATCATGAATTGAGTGTTTAGCATGGTCAATGAAGTACCAATCATCATGAATTGAGTACCTACAAGTGTTAAGCTAGTACCTAGCATTGTTGAGCTAGTAGCCATCATGGTCATGCTCGTAGTGATCATAGTTAGTTGAGTAGCCAACATCGTTAAGCTAGTAGTTAGCATAGTCATGCTTGAGCTGATAGAGGTCATACTAGCAGTAAGCGTCATTGAAACTGTACTGAACTGAGTTAGTCCAGTAGCGGCAACCATCAAGGCTGGTGCTAGTGTCATGATTTGTGTTCTAAACGCTGTGATAGGGGCTACAATAGCCGTTAAACCAGCAAGCGATTGACTAGCTTGACTAGAGAACGTGCTAAACGCTGTTCCTGCCGTAGTCAACAATGATTGTAAGTTAGTGAATGATGATTGAATACTTGTAATCGTGCTAGAGAATGATGTCAATCCGGATACAGCGCTAGACGCTGAACTAGACACCTTGCTCATACCGTTTCCGAGTTGGGTCATACCAGTCCCAGCTTGAGCAAGCCCCGCTGAGTTGTTACCGATAGAACCGACACCCTTGGCCACTGCTGCAAGAGATGCAGCCATGTCTCCAAGATTTGTGTTGGTAATCTTAACGACACCATTAGCAAGCTGATTGAATCCAGACCCAGCTTTCTGTGCTGCAGTACCTATTGAATTAAACACGTTAGCCAATCCATCGAGAACTGACTTAATGGCACTACCAGCGGAATTAATTACCTCTGAAATACCTTCAAACGCTGATTTGAGACCGTCTCCGATGCCTTTGGCCGCAGTGCTAATTGATGTCCCAACAGATTGCACTACGCTGGCAATGCCTTGTAATGCTGCTCCGATAGCTGAACCAGTAGCACTAATAATGCTTGCCACACCACTTAGGGCCGTACTAATAGCCGTACCGATACCCATTGCGGCCGTAGCGATTGCCATTCCTGCCGCTGACACAACCGATGCAATGCCACTAAATGCAGCACTAATCACACCGCCAATTGCCGTAATGATAGGCACGATTTGAGTGATTGCTGTAACAATCGCTGAAATGATTTGGGTGATTATAGGTGCTAACGTTTGGACAACGGTAACGATAGCAGAGATCACTTGACTGATTACCGGTGCCATCGTCTGAACGACTGTAACAATGCCTTGAATCAAGGTCATAATGACTGGTGCCGTTGCTTGAATAGCCTGCACGATTACTTGTAAGACCATTGCAATCTGTGGCCCGAATTGGCCGATTACTTGAGCAACTTGGACAATACAATTCGCGATAACTGGTGCGATTGCCACGATAGCGTTAGCAATGATTTGGGCTACTGCCGTGATTGTGTCGCTGATAATTTGGACAATCGGAGTTACTGCTGTAACTATCTGGCTAATCGCAGAACCTAGGGCGGTAGCCAATCCACTAAAAGCGTCAATGATGGCTGGAAGCGTTCCTAAAATAGAAGTCCAAGCATTCCCAAACGCTGTAATGGCTGGGGCTGCATTGCCTAGAGCAGTGCCGATAGCTTCAACAAGTGGTGAAAGCTTGGCGAGTCCTGGTGCTGCTTCACCGACTGCCTTAATGACGATACCAAACGCCGTCCCAAACGCTTCAACGATAGACCCCGCTGCCTTTCCGATGGATTCAACAACGGTACCAAACGCTGAACCGATAGAGCCAATGATTTGTGAAACACCACTTGCATGACTTGCTAGTAGCGAGAATGACGCCACAATCAATGCAATCCCAGCACCGATTCCGACTGCTGCGATAGCAATACCGGTAGCAAATGAAAGTATTTGAGCTGAACTTAGGCCTTTAAGACCTTGTAAGGCGAATTTCAACCCTTGCCCAAAACCTTTGTAGGTCTCGGCAATACCTTTGAATAAGGCCGTCAACACTCCTTTAATCGCATTTCCAGACGATTTGATAACGTTTGACATCCCGCTAAATAGCTGAGTAATCGTCGACTTAGAACGTCTAGCGCTATTAGTTGCTTCCCCCATGCCGGCAGCAGCGTCACTGCCAAACTTTTTGAATGGGTTAAGGCCTTTGATAAAGTCAAGCCCTTTCAGAGCGGAGCTGAACACCGCTAACGCAGCTTTTGCACTCGCAAAACCAGCTACCATCGCCACTATTCCAGCAGCTAGGCCGTTAAACACGCCTTGAGGAATAGATGATAATAGCCTTGAGAACGCAGATATTACTTGCGAAATCCATTTAACGAGTGTCCCTAGTGCGGTACCGAGTCCAGAGATGACCGCTTGCATTTCTGAGCTTTTAAACACATTAGCAAACGATGCACCTACTTGCTTGACTAAGTCCCAAGTTGTGCTTAATGCTGACCCAAAGGCTTGAAACGCTCCTGTATCAGTGAATGAGCTAACGAAGCTCTTGACTGATGTAGTAGCAATCCTTAAGCCGTTTGAAATGCCGTTAGCAATATCACCAATGGCGCTGCCTAGCCCTTGCAATAGCTGATTGCCATTGATTGAGCTAAACATAGCGCTTAACTGGCTACCGATATAGCTGAATGTGCTGGATAGCGACTTAACCGCACCAGTGCCACTGAACCCTTTCCAGAGCGATTCTAAGCCTTTGCCAATTCCGTCTGAAATCTTATTAAAATCAATCTTCTCAATAGCATCGGTTAACCCTACCACCGCTTTGATACCAATCTGATTGAGTTTTTCAAATTGTGGCATTAGTTTATTAGCTAACGACTCTTTCATACCGTCGATAGCTTGGTCAACAGTCTTAAATTCGGTGGCCATCTTACTGAATGTGTCGTTGTTCCCGACTTTAGCAATGGCGTCAAAGAAGTCCTCGGTCTTAATCTTGCCGTCTTGTACGGCTTGCACCATTTCAGCGGTACTCATGCCCATTTCTTTCGCAATCGCCGCAATACCGGCAGGCGTTTGTTCTAGCATCAGTTTGAAGTCTTGCCATTGAACCTTAGGCTTAGCAGCCATTTGGGTTGCTTGTTGGCTCAAGGTCTTCATGGCTTGTTGTGGATTCTCTGCCGCTGCTGCAAGACCACCGAACCCCTTAACGAGTTCCGTCGTGTTCTTGGTTCCTACTGCCGCTAACTGTGAGTAGGTAGAGGCCATGTCGGACGCTGAATAGATGGTCTTGGTCGCAAAGTCCTGCAACTCGCCTTTGACTTGCTTGATTTGGTCAGTAGGCATGTTAATCTGTTGCATGTTGCCTTCAAAGGTCTTCCACGCTTTAGTTGAGCTATTAAGCTCGCCTACCATCGACTTCATGCCATTACCAAGGGCGCTAATACCGCCCATGATAGCACCACCGATTAAATTAGCACCGAGAACAGACTTAAACACTGAACCAACCTTGCCGGCTGAACCTTTCAAGCCCTCTAACGCCCCTTTGATACGTTTAGCCCCACTCTCAGCGTCTTTGCCGTCAAATAACGCCTTAATCGTGACTGTACCATCTGCCATAGATTATCCCTCCTTTCTAAAATTCTTCTTCGTATTCTTCTTCCTCTTCGATAATCTCGTAAGGGAGAGCATAATCTTTCTGAAGCCTACGCATTTCCTCTTTGTATTCTGCTGAATCGCCCTTTTGTGGTTTCCATTTCCGGATTTTGATAACCTCCGTCAGCTTCGTACCCTCTGGCAATCCAGATAATAGAGCGTTAAACTTGCGCCAATGCAATTTCCCTTGCATGTCAAACAAGTCCATGTTGTAAGCTTGCACGAATGATGAATAGATATAGTCACCATCATATCGAATGTCATAAGGCGCCCTCTGCTTCGTATCATCGTTTGCAGTAGTCTTCATGGGGTTACCAGCCAAATCGTACTCGACATGGTTGTCCTCGACGTCTGCTAGGCTTATATGCTCCTCAAATACCGATTTAAAGACCTTTGACATTTCCTCAATCGAGAAGCCTTCAAACGCTTCGTTAAATGACTTAGCTTTTTCCTCTCTGGTCTCACCTTTAAGGCTCGGGCTGATTAACATCCGAATAGCGAAATGAGGTTTGACGTACTCTGGTATGTCTTCGTCTCGGAGCATTTCGAACATTTTAAGGACGTTGTCAAATGATAGATTTAGAAGATACTCTTTGTCATCGATAACTAACTTATCGCTTAGTTTTCGTGATATATCTAGCATAGTTGCTACTCAGCTAGATATTTTTCAAGGGCTTCTTTAGAGCTTTGATTTTCAAATTCTTCAGTAATGCCCTTGATAGCTTCGATAAGATAGACCATGGCATTAATAGTAGATTCGCCAGCAAACTGATACACCTTGCCAAAGGCTTCCTTATCGTTAAAAGTCTTATTAAAGCCATCTTCAACAAGTCCTTTGAGTGTTTCAAGCGCTTTGTCATCGTCTGAATCCTTGAATTGTTGCGCTTTGGCTTCGAGGTCTTCACCGACTGCTTTCATGCGTTGAATATTGCTATCAGATACAGGGAATTCAAGCTTGAACTCACCAAAATCGACTGGAATGACATTGCTACGTTTTTTAATTACTACCATGCTATTTTTCTCCTTTAATACGAAAAAAGAGGGGAAGGGCTAAACCCCATCCCTCTAGTTGTCTTATCTTGTTTTATTTAGTTAGATTATCCGCCTACTACTGGTGTCCCAGTTTCTCGGGCAGCACGGCCAGAAGCTTCTGAACCAGTTCCAGCTACTGCTGCGGCTGGTGATGCAGCGACTTCGTGTTTTTCTGGCGTACGTGACCAGTTAACTTGGAACTTGATTGTTTCAAGCTCAGACGCTTCACCGTCACCCACTTCGATTTCAGAAAGTCGAGCAAGACCTTCTTTGTAAGTTTTGCCATCAGCGGTAACTTCTTTGTACCAAACGATAAGGTCATCAGCTACGGCATCTTCCTTGTCTACGACAAAGTTTTGAGCTTTATCAGCATAGTCACGGTGTCCTTCAAACGAACGACCACGAGATTTTGAAGTGATAACTTTTTCTTTGGTTCCATCG